GATATCTTGACCGAATGACACCACAGGCCAAGCACGAGGGAGGCATTGATAGTTCAATGCAATTTGGCGCAAATAGCCTGGCGTAGTCGATGATTTGACGATGGCTGGGGAACTAGGAGTCCATCCCGGCTTTCGTAATTCCCTCGTTGCTTCAATGGCTTGCGCCTTGTCCCGTCTCCCCGTCCGCGCGGTGGTCCACACTTTTGGTCCACGGGAGCGCACTTTTGGGGCAAGGTCATCATCTTCGTAGACGCGGTTGTACATGGTTTTTTCGATACCGCTGGCCCGTCCGGCTTGCGGGTCGCGGCGGCCCGGGCGAGCTTATTCGCTCGCTCCAGACCGCCGACCGACGGGTCGCTCTATGGCGAGCCCGGATCCTATCGATCAAAATCGAGACCCTGCTGATGCAACGCCCATATCCATCAAGAAGCATGGTCGAAAGCACCGTCCGCGCCTGGATCGACGAGCGAGTCTGGGCGCATGAGGTGCGCCGGGCCGCGACCAATGGCTTCGATTTCCTGGATACCGGCGAGATCGCGGCGATGGGGGAACAGGACGCCCGCGAACTTGATGGCTTGCTCAGGTTCGCCGACAACTTTCATGCGGACCATCAAAGGCAGGAGATCGCCGCCGTGCTGCGCGGCCAGGGCGACGGCTCGCGATTTGAACCGATCATCCAAGCGGCGGCGATATCGATGGAGCAGTCGGTCGATAGGTCGACCGTCGATGGGCGGCTCTGGGCGCGAACGATCTTGCGGGGCTTTTCGACGTTGCTCGACGAGATGCGCGACACGGTCGCTTCGATTCCGAAGCACATCACGACCAGCAGCCAGATCGTGTACCCGACCTTCGACTTTCTGATGCATTGGAGCGCCTTCGAAGCCCACAAAGTGACCAATCACGCTTGGAAAACGGACACGGCGGCCAACGCGCGGGGCTCCCACAACGTCTTCAAGCGCTTGTTCCCCGACGCCACGATCCGCCAAATTTGCGTCACGGCGCTCGCCTCGGACTTCAAGACCACGCTCCTTTCGATGCCTAGAGACTATTCGCGCGGCGACTGGGCTGTCATGCCGATTCCCGAGATGATCGCGAAAGCGAAGCGGCTGGCCGTTGCGCCGAAGCATCCGAAGAAGCAGATCGCGATGGTGGCCATCGGAACGGTCAATAAGCACTTCGCAAACCTCGGCGAATACTGGGATTACCTTGTCGAGAAGAAGCTCGTTGCGGCAGAGATCGCCAATCCATTCGAGGGATTCCACACTCCGAAGAAAAAAGGCCGTGGTGCGCGCAACGAGCGACACAATTGGCCGTTGGCGCTGGAGAACAAGTTCTTCTCAGCCCCGTGGATACGCGGTTGCAAGTCGATTCATCGACGTGCAATTCCGGGCAACGAGATTCACCACGATGGCATGTTCTGGGTGACGCTCTGGGGACGATTGACCGGTGTTCGCGAGAATGAAATCGCCGACGCTCTCGTTGGAGCCATCAAATTTGAAGGCACCGACGGCGGTCGAATCCCCTACCTCGAAATCATCGACGGGAAGGATTCCGGCTCTGAGCGCAACGTTCCCGTCCCGGATTTACTCCTCGAAGCGGGCTTTCTTGAATATCGAGTCCTCGGTCGAAATCCTGAAGAACCGCTGTTCCCGGAATTGATCGAGCAGGGTCCGGGCTCCCGCAGGTCGGCGGCGTTCAGTGGAAAATTCACTACCCTGCGTATGAATTCCGGGTGCTATCTTCCCAAGGTTGATTTTCACTCGTTTCGAGGAAACGTAGAAACGGCCCTCAAAAACGCACCGGGCATCAAGGAAAGCTGGATCGACGAACTGATCGGTCATGAATCGCCGATCCGGCGGAGTGAAGGTTCGCGCTACACCAAGGCCATCTGGCTGCCGATCTTGCGGCGTTGCGTGAACACAATCAGCATCAATGCCGACCTCAGCCATCTCAAATACTCAGGCCCCCGCAACGAGCCAGCGCCGGGGCGTGACCGCGAGTTGGCGCGCTATGTCGCGCTCGCAGAACGGGAGATGAAGAAAAAGGCTTCTAGGAAGAAGACGCCCCCACCGACGAAGAAGTGATCGCCGGCGACGGAGACCGCCTCTCCTGCAGGCGAGTAGGTATCTCTGGACTCTTTCCATCGGCGTCGTCAGCTTTCGGCGATGATCTGTGGCCACAAACCGACAGCCGACGAGAACGATCGCCTTCCGGAAAGCTCCGTTGAGCCCGGGGACGGCGGCGCCGCGACCATCGATCATCCCGGCAAGATCAGAAATCGCGCACGGATCTTGTCGGACGAACGTCGTGAACTCGACACGCGGATGATCGAACGCCTCCAGTCGTTGGGTCTCGATCCGATCCGCCGCAACAATCGCATACTCGTCGATGTTGAGGTGGATCCCGGTATGACCTTCGCAGGGTCCAGCAAACGCGAAAAATGGGCCTTTGCCTCGGTAGCTGCCGAGCGCGCCGCGGAAAACGCGATTGTTTTCGATCTATTCGCGCAGTCAGCGGACTTCGCTGATCTAAGGCATTTCGTATTACGCCCACGCGGGAAGAAGGCCACTATCGAGGGGCTTCTGGCTTCCATTCAAGAACTGTCTGCCGCCTACAACCAGCATGTGGGCCGGCTCATATCCGACGGCAAGATTCGTCCGCTGCTATCCGTGATTCACGTCAGATATGACGAACGCCTTCAGATGTTCGACCTACACCTTCACTGCCTTTGGTTGATCACCCAAGATGACCTCGACACCGTCTGGAAAGGGATTCAGACCAAATTCAGCACGGTTTGGATGGAGCCGGAAAAGATCCACAATCCGGCGGCTCTCGCTAACTACGTATTGACGTGGATCGTCGATCACCGCGAAGCGCAGGAATGGCCGGACGAAGCCGTGAAAGCCTTGTGGTCGCTGCCGCGACCTCGGCTCATCAGGCCCGCCGGCGCCTTCGCGGAATTCAAGGCGACGTTGGAGGGGCAGCGCCCCGTTCGCGAAGATGGCGCGATTCAGATTGTACCCATCCAGAGGCGTCCTCCACCGGCGAGGTCGCCTTTATCCAAGCCGCCCAGCGTGACCGGCACAGTCGTGGGCTACGTGCAGGCGAAGCTGCTTGGAGAACTCCGCTGGTGCGCGATTGCGTTCGTTCAGCCAGGCGAACGCCTCACCCGGCAGCACAAGGACGAAATTCTGGCGGGATCGCGCCGTGCCCAAAGGACCGCACGAAGCGATGATCCGGACGGCTACGACGACCACGCCACCAAACCAACTACGACGACCGGCTTAAGTCCTTTTTCGGCAGCTTCGTCTTCTGATCCGGCGGACCCGTCGCCCGATGAGGCTCAGCGACCCGCCACGACCCCTACAGACACCAATCCGGCCGCCCTTGTGGTCCTTCCTCCTGTTTTTCCGACGGCGGCTCAGGGAACGCTCCCGCCCGACCGCACGACACGGGCTGGTCTATGGCAGGCAATGGGACATTTCTTGCGCGTGGTCGTTCGGGGACTGTCGCAGGCCCTGGCTTGGCTGACTCCACGAGGTCGGCGACGGATGCGCCAGTCGCGAGACCCCGATAGTAGCAAGGGTGCTTCCAGACCCGCCGGCATCGCAGCCGTCCCGCCGACGTGAACTGAATAGATTTTCCCGTGAAGACCAGCGCCCCGGTGCTGAGACCGTCTGCCGACGCGGACCCGCGTCCGGAAGGCCGATGGCACCGCTGCGGTCCGGTCGCCGGCGGCGCGTCGGGAGAGATGCGTCGAGATCGCCCGCCGAGGTGGGCCGCGTCCGGGAGGCTGCTGGCGCCGCTGCGGCCCCCGTCGCCGGCAACGTGGCCGGAGGGACCGGCGTCGGGACCGGCTGCCGACGTGGGCCGTGTCCGGAAGGTCGGCGGCGCCGCCGCGGCTCTGTCGCCGGCGCCGTAGGATCGGTCCTGCCGCTCAGTCCTACCGAGAGATAGAAAATTCGAATCTCGAATTCAGAAAATTCGAGTCTTGAAGCATTTCGATCCGAATCTCGAATTGTGAAGCTTCGAGACTGGAAGGATCGTATCGAGCGGGTGCCCTTGGCGAGCCCACGCCAACGTGAGCCGCCTGGCGATGGGCTGCCGCCGTTGCAAGCCTCCGACGCCGGCGCGTCCGGACGGGGCACCGTGGAGGCCGGCCGCCGATGTGAGGCCGGGACCCGGCCCGGCGGAGGGTGGCGCCGCTGCGCGCCGCCGGCGCCGGCGCGTCCGGACGGGGCGCCGTGGGCCGACCGCCGATGTGAAGCCTTGACCGGCCCGGCGGAGGGTGGCGCCGCTGCGCGCTGCCGGCACCGGCGCGTCCGGACGGGGCGCCGTGGGCCGACCGCCGATGTGAAGCCTTGACCGGCCCGGCGGAGGGTGGCGCCGCTGCGCGCCGCCGGCGCCGGCGCGCCCGGACGGGGCGCTGTGGAGGCCGGCCGCCGATGTGAGGCCTTGACCGGCCCGGCGGAGGGTGGCGCCGCTGCGCGCCGCCGGCGCCGGCGCGTCCGGAAGCCGATGTGAAGCCTTGACTGCTCCGGCGGGACGGTCGGCGCCGGCGGCGCGCCGTCGTCGGGCGTCCGGGCCCGACTGAGATTTTGAAGTTGCAGGCTTTCGACAGAGGATCAGCTCGCGGTGCAAAACTCATAAGTTTCGCACGGCCCCCACGGGCCAATGAAATCAGGCATTTCGTTGGTGCGAAATTCAGGTGCGAAATCGAGGGACGATCAGATGGCATTTCTAGGGTATGCGAGGGTCTCGACCGACGGTCAGACTTTGGACGCACAGGTGGCCGAACTGAAGTCGGCGGGCGTGGTCACGGTGTTTCAAGAGAAGGTTAGCGGGGCGGTTACCGAGCGCACCCAATTGGGGCGTGCGATCAAGGCGCTTGTTCCGGACGACGTGTTGGTTGTGACCCGTCTTGACCGTCTGGCGCGGTCCACTCGCGATCTGCTGAATACGCTGGCGGCCGTCAACGACGCCGGGGCGGGGTTCAAGTCGCTGCGCGATACCTGGGCCGACACAACGACGCCGCACGGGCGCTTGATGCTGACGATCTTGGGCGGCCTGGCCGAATTTGAACGCGAACTGATCCTGAGCCGGACGAGCGAGGGCCGCGAGCGCGCAAAGGCGCGGGGGGTGAGGCTGGGGAGGAAGCCTAAACTTACCGCGCATCAGAGGCGTGAGGCGTTGGAGCGCCGCGCTGCCGGCGAAGTGCTTACAGAGATTGCTCGGACTTTCGCAGTCTCGCACAGCACGATATCGCGACTTCGCGCGTAGTTAGCGGGATAGAAGACAAAGGAGAAATGCCACGGGACGCGTCTCATGCGGTCAAGCCCGGAAGCGGGCTGCTCCGCTGCGCTTCGCCCTGGCGGTGACTGCGCCGCTTTCCGTGGCGGGAGGAGGGCGTCGGGACGAAGGGCGTCCCGGTAGATTTCGACGGGCTGCGCCGCGTCGAACAAAGGGCACGGTCACTCAAATGCGCACAATATCGCCTTGCTTTAGATATTGCAGCACTTCGCATTGCATCGAAGGGATGCCCTCCGGACGCCCCAGTTGAGCGAGTACGGCCGGGCCAATGACGAGTTGAACGGCGGCCATCTGGCGCTCTCCGTCCGTTTCGTTCAGCCAGTCGATATATCCGTCGTACTCGCCTTCAGGGACAGGCACCGATATATTCGACAACTTCAGCCTGTCTGTCACGACGCGCAATCGGACGTGTTCGGGCCATTCACTCATGGACACGTTCTCCATCAACTACATATCGATCATAGCCGTGCCTGTGTGGCGTTTTGTAGGCGAGAAATCGCCACTTCGTGGGGGTTGAAATCTATGGTGATCGCATTTCTGCTCATGCACTTCGCCCCGTCGATCTATTGGGGGGCGATGCATAGTACAATCGCTGCGCCGCTGCTTTGGTCAGTCGTTGGGGCGGCATACTCAGCAATCGTGAAATGGCGCGCTCGAGACACAGACCTCATGAGCGCGCACGCAATCGCAACTGGTAAAGGCAAGTCGCTGGCGTTAGGCGCGGCCCTCACCGGCTTGTTGTTTTCCGGTTCGTTGAACGTTGTTGGATATTTCATGGGAAAAGCCGTCGTTGGGAGCGCCGGCACACTTAGGATTGTTGACTCCGTAGGGTTCGGCTATTTGCTCGCCGGCTTGCATCAAGTGTTGTGCGATCTACGGCGATCCCCCATCAGTCAGCCCTCCTATATTCGCGCTGGTTCAACCTCGATAGGATCGATAGCATCGGGCGTAGTTGGATGGCTTCCTGTTTCGTTCTTCAACCTCCGTTGGGCGCGAGGCCGCACGCTCTTGGACACAGTTTTTTCTTGGGTGACGTTCGCCGTCGTGACATGCGCGCTCTTGTTGATGTAGCAGTCGGGTCATCTCAGAGGATCGCGCTTCGTTCCGCTTCCGGTTGCACATCGAATGGTCTCCGAGCCGCGCTGGGGCAGGACCCCCCGTTCGAACGTCGTCGGTCGGCCGATGGTTGAAATTGAGCCGGCAGGTGCGCAAGCGCTTTGGCAAAGTATTTAATCTGCGGCGGGACCGAACGCCTTCATCCGTGAAGCCGCCGCGGCCCGTCGAGATGGGACGCAGGAAATAATCACTGTGTAGCCGCTACGTCATCTTCCTCCTGACCTGAAACATTCGTGGCCACAGACCCTTGCTAGTTGTCGGCTTCGGATTCATTTTGATTCCGGCTTCGTGGCAACGACTTCGAGAAAGCGAAACGAACAGCAAGCCATGCGGGACGTGGCCCCGCAGCAGCTTCAGGGGCTCCGCCCCGTGGACCCCGAAGGAAAGCAAGGCGAGCATGCAAGGCGGGTTGATCAAGTTTCGGGTTGCCGCTGCGGACAAGAGGTTGATCGCCGATGCCGCTGCGAGGGCCGGCACGACGGTCTCAGAATTATTGCGGCGCGCGGGCCGCGCAGCAGCTTCAGGACGGATCACCTCGCGCCCTATGCTGTCGGACTTGGTGCTTGTCCGGACGGCGGCCAATAGGCTGGCGACGTTGGTGGAGGCTCCGGACGCGGACCCGGCGGTGATCGCTGCGTGCGTGAAGGAAACGGCCGAGGACTTGCGCGCGATCGCCGCGCGACATCTCGCGAACATCAGATGATTATCAAATCAAAACGCGTCAAGGCGAGAGGCCAGGGGCTGAAACGGTCGCTGCAGCATCTTGCCAATGGCGACGACAACGACGCCGTTGAACTGGTCTGCGGTAACGTCGCTGATCTTGAAGACGCAAGGAACGACGCCCTACGGTTCGGTCGGGAATATGCTGTTCGCCACTGGATAATCTCGCCGGCCGAACCGATTTCGACCGAGCAGCTTGCGGAACTTGTGCACCGCCTAGCGGCCGAATTTGGCTTTGATCCGAAGCGGCGCATTGCGCTCTGGAAGCACACGAAGGATCGCGCAACCGAAGATGGATGTAGAGAACATTACCACCTGTGCGCGCCGGAAATTGATCCGCTTACGGGCGGGGTCATGTCGTCAAGCCATGACTGGAGGCGACACGAAAAGCTTGCGCGGACGGTCGAGGTCCTGTGGGGCCACGACGTAGTCGCCGGTGCTCACGCGGATGCCGTGGTTGCAGCGCTTGACCGGGAGGGGCTTACCGATACAGCGAATGCGCTACGCGATATTGCTCCCGCCGCTCACTCGCAGAGCTTCGACGAAATGGCGCAGCAGCGCCTCAAGCGGGAGGGCTTCGACCTGCCGCGTCTGCGGGTGATGATTTCGGACGCGCTGTCAGCAGCGACGGATCGAAGCGATTTCGACGCGAGATTGTCAATGATGGTTCTGCGTCTGCGGACGGGGGACAGAACCGACGCCCCGGTCGTTGAGACGGTCGGGGACGGCACGCTCGTCGGGTCACTCGCCCGATTGACGAGGCTTCGGAAGAGCGCACTAGCGGAGAGGATGGCATTCAATGCAGCAGGCCAATCAACAGACCAAACGAACGATCCACCAAGCCACGTATTCTCTCCTCAAGCGGCTGTCGGAGCAGATGGAGCCGGTGTCGAAGCTGGCGGCGAGCAGCGACGGCCCGGACCAACCGCACCCGATGGATACGGTCATCGAACTGCTGCGCCAGACGGTCGGCGGGATCGAACAGATTCGCGCCCGGCTGGAGAATCTGGAATCCCGTCTGGACGGACCGGCGGCGACCACGAATGGCTGACCCTCGCATCGGGCTGTGTCCGGCATCAAGGTGCACTGCTTGATCTCTTGGCAGTGGCCCGGCGAGCAGCTTTGCCGCCAATGGAACGAACTCTGTCAGATCTCGACGACGTGATTGAAACTGAGACGTTGGCGGCAAGCCGGACGGCGTGGCTTCCGGAGCCGGCATCGCTTCACGCTGCCCGGCGGAAGGCCGAGGAAGATGCTGCGCGGCTGCGGGCGCTTGAGGCGCAGGCCGACGAAGTACTTCGGAAGCTTAGCGACGGCAAACCGCGGTCAAGTTGGTATCGCCTCTTCTGGCCAACTCATGATCCGGAGAGGCCGACGCTGGAAGCGCGGCTGCACAAGTTGCAGGGGGAGGTCCTGAAGACACGGGGTGCCCGGGCCGCGTCCGGACACGCACTCAAGGCCGAGGAGAAGGAATTCCAGGGGGCGAACGCGCGCCATCAATCCGGACTGAGCGCGCGCAGCACCCAAGCGGAGCATCGGATCACGATCGCCCGCGCTGCACGGGTGCTGGTCGAAAAAAATCCTCTGCTCGCCCGGGGGGGCATGTTCGCCGTTCTGCGGATGGCCGCAGGCCTCCGGAACAGCCGCGCCGAGACGGTCCTTCCGGACGCACCCGACGATTGGGATTTGCTTCCGACGTACGACCTCTGGGGAATCCCGCTCCTGCCGCGGCCGAAGGCCCCTTGAGAGAACGCTCCGCCGGGGCTGGGGCAATTGCCTATGCTTGACGTCGGCAGAAGCGGGCCGTAGGACGCCGGAACGGCAGGAGAAGTCCCGATCCATCGCCTAGCCCATTTGGGTCACTGGCGAGGCCCTGTCGCCTGCCATAGCCGCTGGCTGCGGTCTGAGTCGGAAAGCCGCCGCCCAGCTTTCAGCACGGAGCCATTGAACATCAGACTTCAATGTCCGTATTCTACCCGAGAGCGGGGCGGAGCGCAGGGAGGGGGAGCGATGACGGAAGCCGTTTGCTTTAATTGCGGAGACCTCAAGCGGGGCGCGTTTTCTAACTGCGGGAGCTGCGGAGCGCACCCTCAATCAGATGATGATCTAATGTTGTCGCTGGCGATTACAGATCACTATTTTGATCACGCCAGGCTAGAGCAGATCGGGCGCGACATTGCGGCCGGCCGGTTACCTCAGCTTGATCAGACTACCAAAGAAAACCTGCGTCCCGCTGTTCTGGAGGCAAAACGCATTCTCGGGATTGGTCGCGACAAAAAACGACAGGCTGCGGCCGCCGGGGCAGGAATATCTATTTTGAGCAGATTGTTCGGCAACAAAACGTCTCGCGCGAAGCCTTTCTACGCCAACGGTAGTCGTGAGGAGCGGCAAGAATGGTTCGCGCGAACTCCGCCTTGGAGCGAAATTTCACCGAAAATTATAGACGCAATTCTCGACGGAATCACCGACAAGGTACTGCTTGAGGCTTTCGTCCTACGGTCTATGAAAGCTGGGTTGGTGGCCCGGTATAAGGTGCTCGATCACGACGACTTCGGTTCCCCGAAGGTGGTGCGCGCCGCAATTTCTCAAATCCTTTGCGAGACGGGCAATCGAGCACTCGCCTCGCTACAGGAAGCTCTTGCAACAAATCAAAGGGACGCGGCTAAAGACGCTTGTGTTTTGGCGGCGGATACTTTCGAGCCAGCCATCGCTCTGGCGAAAGATCAGCTTATGGCATACGTCGGAATGGCAACACTGTGTGGCTTGTGTAACAAGCTCGCCGAGTGCCGCGGCTATGCTGAACGCGGGTTACGCGAATTGGCGGCAGGTCGTCGTGACGAAGCGCTATTGGTCAAAAACGGCGTAATTCCATCGGGTGCTTTCGATCAAATTGAGCACCAACTCCGCAGCTACCTCGAACTCTGACCGTTCGCGATGCAATCCCACTAGCGAGACGCTTCGATGACGGATTTTACAACTGAAGAGCGGTGTGCACTCTGCTCTGGCATGTGGGCAAGCGAGCGAGGCGCGTTCCGGGCCAATTTGGAAACACTCCCGCTAAACGAGCCAGTGTGCAACGCTTGTCTGATGGCTTTTTGGCGCAACCTTGGCTTCCCGCTCAGCAACGATGAGGAACCCAAGCACTAGTCTAGCATTGCAATGGAAGGCGCGCTGCGGCTGCCGGACCGGCGGCGCGACGCCGCGAAGGCGTTGGCGCTTTGACAGGGAGCCTCGCCATCCCGCTCAACCCTAATCGGGCGGGACCCGCTATCGGAATGGCCCTGTCGTCCCGCCAGACGCCCGCACGTGGAGGTCGGCGGGCTGATCCGTACATCCGCGTCTCCGGGGGGCAGTCGGTCGAAACTGGAAGCTCTCGCAGGCGACCGGCAGTCCCGGACGCTTGAATGGTCCACAAGTGTGGTCCACAATGCCAAATTCAGACTGCCGGCGCGGTCGAAAAGGCTTTGACGGTCAAGGTGTTGGGCGAGGTTTTGTTGTTGGCTGGGGAACTAGGACCCCCGTAAATACACCCCGAAAGCCCAATAATGGCTTGATTATTGGGTTTCTCCCCCCTAAGCGGGGTGACAGACCGGGGTGACAGGCGATGGCAAACGAGTACCTGATTAAGAAGGACCAGACGTGGCATGTCGTGGTCAACGTGCCCAAGGCGCTCATCAAGAAGGGTGAGGTCCCACGCCGCTTCAAGGCGTCCCTGAAGACCTCCAGCCTCGCTGAGGCGAACCGCCTGAAGCATCCCCACGTCGCGGAATTCCTGCGGCGTATCGAGAACCTGAAACAACATTCGAACCCGAAAGCTGCGGCACTGCGGGACGCCTCCGAATGGAAGACCGCTCTCGACGCTGCGCGCCGTGACGATGGTGAGGATAGCATCATCTTTGGGGAGCTTCGGGATCAAGTTTTGGCGCTCTCCCGTCAACTGGCTGAGAAGGACAGGGAGCTTGCTCAGGGCGTCTACAAGGTCGCCACGGGGCAGGGGACGATCCTGCGGGACCATTACGCGACATGGATTTCGGAGGTCGAGGTTGCGGAGCAAACGAAGGTGCAACACGCGAGCACCGTGAAGCGCTTCCTCGGATGGGCAGGCGAGTTCGCTACCGTCGAGGACACGCCGCGCAAGAGGGCTGGAGAGTACGTCAGCGAGCTACTGGCGAACTCAGGGCTGGCCCGCAGGACGGTCAAGCGTCATCTGTCCTCGCTCTCGCAGTTCTGGCAGTGGCTCGAAGCCAAGGGCCACGCTCAGGACAACGTATGGCTCCGCCACAAGCTCGGGAAGAAGTCAGGCGTGAAGTTCCGCAAGGGCCTGAGCGACGAGCAGATAGTGAAGCTCCTCAGCGGGAGCTACGCGACGGAGAAGTTCCGAAGCGCGCTGCACGACCTCTTGCGCCTCGCCCTGTTCACTGGCGCGCGGCTGGAGGAGCTTTGTGCGCTCAAGCGCAAGGGCGTCCACAAGCGCGCGGACGGCTACTGGCTGGAGATTGAGGGCGGCAAGACGGACGCGGCGAAGCGCGAGGTCCCGTTGCACGGGGCGATGGTGCCGCTCGTCGAGCGCCGCCTGAAGGGCGCTGGGGAGTTCCTGTTCGAGGGACTGGAGGCTGGTGGGCCTGACGACAAGCGCTCGTGGTACGTCTCGAAGGCGTATGGGCGCTACCGGCTGGCCGTGGGCGTCGATGGGGCAGGCGAGGACTTCCACGCCCTGCGGAACACCTTCATCGACCACATGGAGGGCGCTGAGGTTCCAGAGAGCACCGTCAAGCTCCTCGTGGGCCACAAGCGAGAGAGCATGACCTACGGCCATTACTCGCAGGGCCAGCGCGTGAACCTCCGCGCCGCCATCGAGCGGCTAGACTACAGCCGGGAAGTCCTCAAGGCGCTCTGACGCTCACGAGACGTTCCGCAATTCGGATGCGGTCTTCGTCGCCAGTGTTTGGGGGGTCATGGTTCCACCGGGCTGTTGCACGACACACAGTAGAAGTTGCCGCCGCTTTGTATGTTGCCACTTTTAAAGCCGACCGGAAGGTGATCAATCCGAGAATCCCACGAAAACCTCTCGGTCGCCGAAAGCAGGGCTTTACCTGTATTTCGGCAAACTGGACAAATCAAAAACTCAGTCCATTGGTCGCGCTGCATTTCGTAAATATGCGCCCCGGCGGGTACGTTTTCCACCCCTTCCGGCTGCCAAAATCACACGGACCCGCTACTTAATTCGCACGGGAATTAAGAGTGTCCGCTTGCGTAGTCCCCGCAAATCAGATTAAACACACCTGCACTCAGTCTGTAGAAGCACTCTAAACGCGATTTCATTCAGACTGTCCAATCACTTAGCTCTTCAACCGACTTCCTACGCACGAAAGCGATCTGGATGAACCTCATGACCTCGACGACCTCCGCCGAACTCGAAGCTGCCCAAGACCGCTTCCTGAAGCTACAAAACCGCACGGCCAAGAACTTTGGCTATGGGGCCACTGAAGAAGCGCTTCACATAGCGCAGACTTGTTACGAGCGCCTTTCGGACGCCATTGCTGCCAAGCTGGATGAGCCTGTCAAGCCCACGAAGGTCTGGGACGAGGCCGTTCACAGGCTGCTGAAGTGCATCCCGCCGCAGATCATTGCGCTGGTCGCCATCAACAACGCCCTCGACGGCGTGATGGCCGATCTGCCATTCGTGCCGATCTGTGAGCGCACGGGCCGCGCCTTGAACCACGAACTGTTCGCCCACGACCTCCGCAACCACGATGAGAAGCTGGCGGAGAAGATCGAGAAGTGGGTCAAGGAGAAGCACGGGAACCTGAAGTACCGTGTGCAGTCCGCGCGCTCGACGGCGAAGAAGGAGGGCTTCTCGTTCGTCAACCAGTGGAAGCCCACGCAACTCGTGGCGGTCGGCAATTTCGTGCAGGACATTTTGCTGGAGACGCTGCCCGACCTGTTCGAGAGCGAGATGCGCGGCGACGTTCGCCATCTCAACATCCTCGACGGGGCCTGTGACCTCGCTCAGCGGGCGATGCAGCAGTTCATCAAGGCGAACCCTGTGTTCCTGCCGACCGTGCAGCCCCCTGTACCGTGGACCGACTTCAACAAGGGCGGACCTATCGACCCTGTGGCGCAGAAGCTCAGCGCTCTGGTACGCACGCGGCACCGTGAAACCATCGCAGCGATCAAGGCGGCGATCAGGAACGGGCAGATGCAGCCAGCGCTCGACGCGCTGAATGCTGTGCAAGCGACGGGATGGAGGATCAACACCACCATCCTCAACGTCATCAAGGAGTGCCAGCGGCGCGGCATCGAGGTCGAGGGCCTTCCGCCTGCGACCAACGTCGAGCTTCCAGCGCTTGAGAAGCCTTGGGAAGAACTGGACGAGGACGAGAAGAAGCTGGCGAGGCAAGAGCGCTCGGAAATCAAGAAGGAGAACCGGACGCTCGCGGCTGACCGGCTGCGCTACGTCGAGGACATGGAGACCGCTGACGCTCTCGCTGAGCGTCCGCAGTTCTACATCCCTCACAATCTCGACTGGCGCGGGCGTGAGTACCCGATGACCAACTTCAACTTCCAGCGCGAAGACCGCGTGCGTGCGTTGTTCCTTTTCAAGGATGGTGAAGCCATCGGGGAGGAGGGCATCGCATGGCTCAAGGTCCATGTGGCGAACTGCGGCGACTTCGAAAAGGTATCGAAGAAGTCCTACGAGGAACGGATCAAATGGACCGACGACAACATCACGGCGATCCAGAACTGCGCGATGCAGGATTGGGAGCACAACGGCCCTCTCTCCGACACGGGCTTGGAGTTCTGGACCAAGGCCGACAAACCCTTCCTGTTCCTCGCGGCCTGCGTCGAACTTACCAAGGCCCTGAGCTATGGGCCGGAGTACGTCTGTTCGTTACCGTGCTCGTGGGACGGCTCGTGTTCTGGTCTGCAACATCTCAGCGCCATGACACGCGCGGAGGAAGGCTGCGAAGTTAACCTCACGGACCTCCCTGAGCCGCGCGACGTGTACCTGAAGGTCGGCGGCGCGGCCCGTGAAGCCATCGCTGCTTCACCAGACCCTCTGGCAGCGCTCGTGCTGGCTTACGACGGTGACTGGCGCAAGCTGTTCAAGCGCAACGTCATGACGACGTTCTACGGCTCGAAGAAGTTCGGGCTGGCGCAGCAGCACATGGACGACCTCATGGAGCCGCTGAAGCGTGACGTGCTGAAGAAGAAGCGCAAGGCCCATCCCTTCGGTAAGACGTGGGGCGAGCATCGCGCCGCTTCGACCTTCCTCGCCAAGCACGCCAGCGAAGCCATCGCCAAAGTCGCCCCGCGCGCTATGGCGGCCATGGAGTTCTTGCAGGACTGCGCTGCCGCAATGGCTCACGCAGGGATGCCTCTCCAGTGGGTCACACCTACGGGACTGCCGTGGAGCAACCGCTACCATGCGTCCACCACTGAGCAGTTGCGCCTCTGGATGCACGACCACGGCGTTCGGGTGCCTTATCGCCCCATCGTCGCGACCGGCCACCAGAAGGACATCGACAAGAAACGCGCCGTGAACGGGGCTGCTCCCAACTTCGTTCACGCCTGCGATGCGGCCCACTTGCTCCTCACGGTGCTTGCGGGAGTTCGAGAAGGTATCACTCAGTTCGCATTGGTGCATGACAGCTTCGGTTGTCTGCCAAGCCAAGCGGCGCGCTTCCAAGGCATCATCCGCGAGACCTTCGTGGAGATGTACGAGACGCACGACGTGCTGGCCGAAGTCCTTCAACGGGCGACGTGTGACTTGATTGAACACGATAGCAGTCGGTTGCCTTCTGCAATCGAATACGGAAACCTCAACATCAAGGAAGTGCTCAATGCAAAATACGCATTTGCGTAGCCTGCTCGCTCAGGCCCGTGCCTACGTCGAACGCGACGGGGCAATCCCATACGACCACGCCGTCAAGATGATGAGCGTTGGTATCGACGTGCAGACCATCGAGCGCAACCTTCGTAAGGAGCATGGCCTTGACTGAAGCCTTCTCAATCGGACAGCGCGTCCTCATCGGAGCCCTCGGCGTCGAAGGCGAAGTCATTCCCAGCAACTACGTCGGTCACATCAACGTCAAGCTCGACGAGCCGCGCCTCGGTATTTCGAAGTGGTACTTCGAGCCGTGGGAGCTAACGAGCGCTGAGCCCGCTCGACCGCGCTTTGCTACCGCGTGGATGCACGACGGCATGGTCAACTTCGCGTTCACTGGAGACGCCTTCATGACGCTCCAGCACGCGGAGGAGTTCGCCCGCGAGACGCTGGAGAACGACGGATACGAAGGCCAGATCGCAGTCTTCGAAATCCGCAGCGTCCATCTGGCGCGTCTCGACATCACGTCCGAACGGGCGTGACGGCTACCGCACCTTCAGCCCTCTGAGGCGCTGGTGCATCTCCTCTACCCCTGAAAAGGAAACTATCAGCAACAATGGCTGACAAGAAGTTCAAGTACGTCCCCTTCGTTACCGAAGTCATGACCGCCCGTTACCCGAAGCTGTCAGAGCCCGACACGAAGGGCGAGTACGCAGACGGCAAGTATAAGACCGAAGCGACTGCCGACGAGGCTTATACCGAGACGTTCCAAGAGGCCATTCAGGCCGTTGCCGACGAATACTTCGCTGGCAAGAAGAACGTCCATCTGCCGTGGAAGGAGACGAAGGAGGGCGCGATTGCGTTCAACTTCAAGTCCCCGAAGAAGAAGCCCATGCTCACTGACAGCAAGGGCAAGCCGCTGAAGCAGGGCACCGTCGTTCGTGGTGGCTCTCTCATCCGCATCGCGGGCGTGATTGCCGCATGGGAGAAGGGCGCTAAGCGCGGCGTGAGCCTGTGGCCGGATGCCGTTCGCGTCCTCAAGCTCTCGGAAGGCTTCGACGCCAATGCAGCCTTCGGCGCTGCTGAGGATGGCTTCGACGCCGACGAGTACGAGCCGACTGCGTTCGGAGATGAAGAAGGCACCGACGAAGCTGCTGACACCAGCGGTGACGACGAGGCCCCGGCTGGTGACGACGCCTTCAAGCTCTGATGGCAAGCAAGCCGATCCTCGTTGAGGCTCGGTATCGCTCCCGATTAGAGAAGAAGGTTGCGGACCAGCTTGACGATGCGGGTGTGTCCTACGACTACGAAAGTCAGTGGGTCCACTACACCGTCCCGGCAAGGGAGGCGAAGTACCTCCCTGACTTCACCATTCGCAACACGAAAATCCTGATTGAGGCCAAGGGCCGCTTCGGCGGCTTTAGGTCTGACAGCAACGGCGCGCAAGAGCGTCAGAAGATGATCCTCCTCAAGGAGCAGCATCCTGACCTCGACATCCGCATCGTCTTTCAGGACGCGAAGAAGCCGATCTACAAAGGCAGCAAGACGACCTACGCCAAATGGGCGGACGACCACGGCTTTACGTGGGCGGACAGGGGCGTTGTGCCTGCTTCGTGGATCAAAGACCTGAAGAAACCCACCAAGAAGTAGGAACTACATGACAGCAACCTCCCGCCTGTTCGCCGTCGATGCTCCTCGTGAGTGCGACATCGAAGCCGTGCGACCGCACATGCGGAAGCATCTCCGCCCGTTCAAGCTGCTCATCAACGGCAGCGAAGTGACGATCAATGGGGCAACCCCCAAGGACGCGATTAAGCGCTTCAAGGCCATGACAGGCGGCGAGGTTGCGTTCGTGTTTCCTGAGACGAAGCGTGGCAAGCGCTGATGGACCGCTACGACATCTGGTTTGGCACTGACGGCGACTACATCGCCCACCAGCGCCTCATCGACGGTCGATGGCAGACCGTCAACTACTGGCTCATCCCCAACTCACAGATCGAGGACTGACGTGAACGCTTACAGCACCATGACTGCCGAACTGCGCCTGAAGCCCCTCGGGAAGAAGGTTCTCCACTACATGCGGACGCGTGGGGCAATCTCGCCGCTCGTGGCCTTCTCGACCTACGGGACCATGCGGCTCGCCGCGTGCATTCACGATCTGCGTGAAGCGGGCTTCGAGATTGTCACGACGATCAAGGAGGACGAGGAGGGCGACAAGTACGCCTCCTACCGCCTGATCGAACTGCGTCACCAGACGCGTGCGGCCTAAGCGCGAGAGCGCTGGCTTCTCCCACAAAGAACCATGCCCGAAGTGCGGGAGCAAAGACAATCTAGGTCGATACCTGGATGGCTCTGCCTCGTGCTTCGGCATGGGCTGTGGGCATTGGGAGCCTCCGACTGATGGCACATACGAGCGAAAGGAACAGCGCATCTCGAAGGACTACAAGACTGGCATCTACGCGGACCTCAATGATCGAGGGCTGACACGCGAGACGCTGGAGAAGTGGGGTTACCAGATCAATGTGGATGAGAAGTGCCACATTGCGAACTACCGCGACGAAGGCGGCGAACTGGTCGCTCAGAAGATCAGGCGCGCTGGCAAGAAGTTCCAGTGCATCAACGGTAGCAAGGACATGCCCCTCTATGGCATGTGGCTGGCAGGCGGGGACCTCAGTGTCGTCATCACGGAAGGCGAGATAGACGCGCTCAGCGTCTCGCAGGCGTTCAAGCACAAGTACGCCGTCGTCTCGCTACCCAATGGCTCGAAGGACGCGGCCTACAACTGCCAGCGCTATTACGAGTGGCTGGACCGCTTCAAGAAGATCGTCCTCATGTTCGATCAGGACGAGCCCGGACGCCTTGCGGCTGAGGAAGCCGCAGCAGCCCTGCCGGTCGGCAAGGTGCAGATCGCCGTGTTGGGCCGCAAGGACGCCAACGAGGTCCTGCTGAAGGACGGCCCCGCCGCTCTGGTGGATGCGTTCTGGAAGGCGAAGCCGTGGCGTCCCGATGGCATCGTGAACGGTGCCGACATCTCCGTTGACGACCTCATGGAGGAGATGGCTCCCGGCTACGACATCGACGGGTGTCCAGAGCTTCAAGATAAACTGATGGGCTGGCGCAAGGGCGAGCTAACGCTCCTCACGGCTGGCTCAGGCATCGGCAAGTCCACTTGGGCACGCCAGATCGCCTACAACCTCCACCAGACGCACGGCCTGAAGATTGGCAACGTGTTCTTGGAGGAGCAGTTCAAGAAGACCGCGAAGGCTTACGTCGCGCTTCACCACTCCATCCCACTCTCGAAGCTCCGCGCGAACTCAGGGCTCCTCACGAGGGAGCAATACGCCGCAACGGCTGCTGAGGTCATTCACCAGCGGATGAGCTTCTACAACCACTTCGGCTCGCTGGAGCAGGCCAACCTCATCGCCAAGCTCCGCTACATGGCGACCGTCGAGAAGTGCGACTTCATCTTCCTCGACCACATTTCCATCGTCACGTCAGGCATGGAGAGCAGCAGCGAGGGCGAGCGCAAGGACATCGACATCCTCATGACGAAGCTGGCTTCGCTCGTGCAGGAGACCGGCGTCGGCATCATCGCCATCGTCCATCTCAAGCGGGCGAAGGACAAGAGCTTCAACGAGGGCTCCAGCATCTCCCTGAGCGACCTACGCGGCTCAGCGGCGCTTGAGCAGCTTTCGTTTAACGTGCTGGCGCTGGAGCGGGACCAACAGGCCGAAGAAGACCTGAAGGATCAGAGCATCATCCGCGTTCTGAAATGCCGCGAGACCGGAGATACCGGCGTGGCCGACACCCTCATCTACAACAGGCAGACAGGCTGGCTCGCAACGCCAGTGCTCGCCGCTCTTTAGGAGAACCGATGAAGCCCTTCTTGGTCTTCGTGGCGTTGTTCACACTCGATTTCGTGTGGGCGCGCTACAACATCTGCACTACGAGCGGGAAGGCGCTGAAGGCAGGATACTATTCCGTCATCATCATCCTGCTCGGTGGCTTCTCAGTCATCAGTTACACGGAAGACCATTGGATGCTTTTGCCCGCAGCGGCAGGGGCCTTCTGCGGGACCTTTGTGGCTGTGTGGCGTGAATGAAGCGCCTTCACTTCGACATCGAGGCGAATGGCTTTCTCGACGTGGTGACTAAGCTCCACTGCATCAATGCAAAGGACGTGGACACCAAGGAGAAGTTCGCTTGGGGGCCTGACCAAATCCCGCAGGCTCTTGAGACGCTGGAGAAGGCGGACAAGCTCATCGCCCACTTCGGCATCGTCTACGACTTCCCTGTGCTTGAAAAGCTCCACGGCTTCGCTCCCGCTCGGGAGAAGAAGGTGGATAGCTACGTCGTGGTCAAGGTCATGCGCCCCTCGCAGAAGGACAGCGATGCGGGCTTGGTGAAGGCTGGGCGTCTGCCCGGCAAGCTCCACGGCAAGCACAGCATCGAGGCATGGGGCTATCGTCTCGGGGTGCAGAAGCTCCACGCCGACATCGAGGACTGGAGCGAGTTCACACCAGAGATGCAGGAGCGTTGCGAAAGCGACGTGGACGTGCAGGACGCCTTGTGGGACTGGCTGAAGCCCGACACCTACAGCCAGCGTGCCATCGAGCTTGAGCACCGCATCGCTATCCTCTGCCGCCGCATGGAGGCAGCAGGCGTCTGGTTCGACGAGAAGGCGGCTCAGGAGCTTCACGTCGCGCTGCTGGGCAAGCAGGACCTCATCGCGAAGGACCTCATCGCTCAGTTCGGGACGTGGTACGAGCCCGTCACGAAGTCCCTCGACGCTGAGGGCTGCGCGAAGACGTGGACGCCCAAGCGGCCTGACAAGAAGGCCGGGTACTGGGGCGAGTACGCTGAGTACACATGCGAGGACGAGTTCGGCTCGCCCGTTCACAAGAAGGTCTTCAAGGGCTACCCGCTCACGAAGATTGAGCCCGTCACCTACAACCCCTCCAGCCGCCGCCACAGCATCAAGAAGCTGAAGGAGCTTGGCTGGGAGCCCAACGAGTTCACGGAGAGCGGCGAGGCCAAGCTGGACGACGACGTGCTTCAAGGCATTGGCGACGTGTACCCGCAGGCCACGAAGCTCGTCGAGTACCTTTTGCTCGACAAGCGGCTCGGGCAGTTGGCTGACGGCGACAACGCGTGGCTGAAGAAGGTCAACACTGAGGACCACAAGATACACGGCGCGATGGACCCGATGGGGACCGTCCACAGCCGCGCATCGCATTTCAGCCCCAACATGGGGCAAGTGCCAGCCTCGAAGTCTCCCTACGGCGCTGAGTGCCGCGAACTGTTCGGCCCGAACGGCATCACGACCACGCAGGCGGGCTGGGGAGGCGCTGACGAGGAGATTGTGCAAGTCGGAGCCGACATGAGCGGCCTCCAGCTTCGCGCTCTGGCTCATCTCCTTCACCCACTAGACGGAGGAACGTATTCCAACATCGTCACAAGCGGTGACGTTCACTGGTCGCATACGCAGGCTATGGGGCTCGTTGGCCCTGATGAGCCTCGTGATAAGCACAGTGAGCTTCACAACATCCTTCGAGAGAAGGGTGCGAAGACATTCGGGTATTCCTACCTATTCGGTTGCTTCCCTCCCAAGTCCGGGCGCGTCGTCCGCGACTGCCTGATAACGGCGAGGAACAAGAACCCCGAATGGGGCTCACTGTTCGACAAGTTCTTCAAGACCACGACCGCCAAGGGCGCTATCCGCATCCGCTCCGACAAGGAAGTGGGCACGGTAGTCCGCAAGAGCTTCGACGAGAAACTGAAGCTCGGCAAGCTGCACGCGAAGCTCAAGGCGTGCATGAAGCACTTCAAGAACCACTTGCCCGGTCTCGACGACCGGCTGGTGCCATGTCGCTCTGACCACTCCGCTCTCAACTTCGCGTGCTCTAGCATCGAGGCCATCCTGTGCAAGCAGTGGCTCTGCGATGCGACGGACGCCCTCGAAGCGAAGGGCTACGTGTGGGGCAGGGACTTCGTGGTGATGCTGTGGGTCCACGACGAGCAACAGATAGCATGTAGGAAATCCATTGCAGAAGAAGTCGGTCAAACGCTCGTTGCGTGCGCCCAAGAAGCAGGCGTCAAGCTCGGCTTCCGTGTGCCACTCGCGAGTGAGTTCAAGATCGGTCGGAATTGGCGCGACTGCCACTGACGATCAACTGATGCTGAAGGTGCTCCGCCGCGCATGGCGGGCACCGTTCACGCTCCAGTGCGACTTTGCACGGCAGCACGCCGCTCACGTAGCGATGGCCGCCTGCAAGGGTCTCATCACAACACGCATCGACCGGGGACTGTACGGCCAACGCTGGCTCATTACGGCGGTCGGGATGCGCCTCATCAACGAAAGCGAGGGATAGTGCTCCTCTACATCTTCTTCATGACCATGCTGGACCCCCGGACGTGGTTGCAAGTCAGCGTGTACCGCTGAAGACGCCGAAGCTCCTGATCGACGCGGACCTTGTTATCTTCAGACAGTGCGCCGCCGTTGAGAGGGACATCAAGTGGTCATCCGTCACGGGTGACGAGACTGACGCCAACACCCACACGCTCGTCAGTGACGCCGGGGAAGCCTTCGGCGGCGTAGAGCGGGCCATCAAGCGCCTGACGGACAAGTTCGAGACCGACGACGTGCTCCTGTGCATCTCGGCGGGCCGTAACTTCCGCTACGACGTGGACCCGACCTACAAGCAGAACCGCAAGGACACGCGGAAACCCGTCGCCTACATGGAAGTCCTCAAGCGCGCGGAGGATACCTGGCCCTCGTTTAAGTTCGATGGGCTGGAGGCGGACGACGTGATGGGCATCTTCGCCACGCGGGATGCGAACACCATCATCTGTTCGGCGGACAAGGACATGAAGACCATTCCTTGCACGCTATACGACAACAAGGCGGTCCAGAAGATCGACAAGTACGAAGCGGACTGGTGGTTCTTCTATCAGGTTCTCGTGGGCGACACGGCGGACGGCTACCCCGGCCTGCCGGGTACAGGACCCAAGAAGGCTCAGGCCATCCTCTCGACCATTCACCAGAAGTCCTCTGCTGAGGAACTGTGGAAGTGCGTCAAGGCGGCCTACGAGGCTCGCGGGCTCACTGAGGCTGACGCGCTCAAGCAGGCGCGTATGGCCCGCATCCTCCGCAACAGCGATTGGGATGCAGTGAAGAAGGAGCCGATCCTTTGGACGCCGCCAGCTTAGCTTGTCAGTTCGCCGCATCGGCACTGACCATCATTAGCTCGTGGCTCTACGGCTCGAAGCGCGTATGGGGGCCAGTGCTCGGAGTGTGCGCTCAGGTGCCGTGGTGGACCCTCATGGTCCACATGGACCTGTGGGGCCTGTTGCCGCTCAACGTGACCATGCTCGTGATCCACGTTCGGAACACTTGGAAGTGGTGGCGCGCATGATCGACCCTGTGACGGAGAGCGCGCTGCTGGAGTATTGGGCTTCGCGCCTGCGGGGCGCTGGCTTCGTGGTGATCCCTCGGGAGCGCCATGTGGTGCTCCATGCCTCCTACCTCGTCACGCGCCGCGAGATGGAGAACAGCCGCATCGCCAACCGGCTCGCTGACGCGGCGCTGGAAGACAATCTGCGCTGCCTCATCCGCAAGGCATTCAACGACGGCCTGCTGCTCCACGAGCGGCGGGAGAACGACGGACGCGACACCATGTTCACGACGCTCATGGGCGTCATCAAGCCTAAGGAGGACGACGAAGCGTGAGCATCCGTCGAGGCTACTGGTACTTGGCCGGGGAGGTCTTCGACGGCCCCTTCAAGACCATCAAGGAGGCGAAGGAAGCCTCCACCGCCATCAAGAACACAACCGAAGTCTCCATCCGCGCCATGATTGCACTTGAGCGCCGCGACGAGACTGGAAACTGGGTGACAGTCCATTGAACAATCTGCATCTGCCTGAAGCGTGGCTCGACACCATGAGCCGCGTTCGAACCGTCGCGCCCTCTGCCTACCTCGCTGGTGGCGCGCTCCGCGACCTCGACAACAACCGCCCCGTCAAGGACCTCGACGTGTTCTTCACGGAGGACATGGACAGCGCTCGCTTCGACGCGGCTCTGGCTGGCGTCTACGTCTACAAGAAGTGGTGTCCGGGCGACTACATCGACGCGGCGAAAGAGGTCCAGACGACCTACACGTTCGCTTCGCTAACCGGCCAGCCTGACCTCAACTTCGTCCAGCTTGACCGTGGCTTCAACACTGCCGCCATCATCGAGCGCATGGACTTCGGTCTGTGCCAGATCGGCTTCGACCCGTTGGGCGTCACCAAGACCGCCGACTACGACTTCGACAAGCGCAACGAGGTCTTCACGCTGACGCGTGCGGAGACCGTCGAGGCCGTCATGCGGTCCCTGAAGCGCTACCAGCGCCTCAAGGCCAAGTACATCGGTTGGGCGCTCGGCTGGAACGCTGAGGACGATGCGATGGTCAACATCGCGCTTGACCGTCTGGAGGCGGAAGGGGTGTTCGTTCTGTGATTGGGAAGTCCTACTTCCTGATCCACAACCCCGCCACTGGGGCCTGCAAGACCGTCTATGGCACGTCCACGATGCCAGCGCTGTACGTGTCGCGGGCCGTCGCTCAGGGCGAGCTAACCAAACAGCAGAAGCAGGGGTCCTACACCAAGTACCTCGTGCTCGAAGTCACCTTGGAGGAACGCTGGAAGTGAAACCAGTTCTTATTGCTCTCTACTCCAGCGACATGCGCTCGGGGAAGTCCACCGTGGCCTCTATGCTCACGGAGCGCTTCTTCGGGCTCACGCAGTCGTTCGCTGCACCGTTCTACGACTTCATCATCCAGATCGCTGCGCCGTTCCTACCGGGCGGCGAGGCGGAAGTGCGTCAGTGGCTCTCCGACGAGCGCAAGGACAAGGCCGTCATCCCTCACTTGGGCGTGACGCTGCGTTGGATGCTCCAGAGCATCGGGACGCAGTGGGGCCGCGACTGTATCCACGCGCAACTCTGGACGATGCTGGCGGAGCAGAAGGCGCAGAAGGCTCTCCAGAGCTACAGCGTCATCTTCGACGACATGCGCTTCCCGAACGAGTTCGAGATGGTGCGTCGGAACGGTGGCAAGTGCATCCGCATCCACCGCCCCGGCGTGGGCTCTCGTGGGGACACTGCAACTGGCGAAGGCTTGCTCGACAAGCACAAGTTCGACTTCAACATCTACAACGACGGCGCGCTGGACGACTTGAAGAAGAACGTCTGGTACGTCGCGAACCTGATGAGCGGCTTCAAGTGACTACCATCGCATACCGCGACGGCGTGATGGCCGCTGAAGGGCGCTCGACGCTCTCAGGCACCATCCTGACGGACCACTCACTGAAGATCGTCAAGCTCTCGGACGGCGCGCTGTTCGCGTTGGCTGGCGAGGACGCCTACGTGGCTCCTCTCCTCGCGTATCTTGAGGAGGAGGACGCTGAGCTTCCCACGGCGGACAACAGCCCGTTCACGGCTGTCCTCGTCGAGGTCGATGGGACGATCAAAGTCTATGAGGGCGTAGGAGACTTCTCGCCCGCAGAGACGGACTTCATCGCTATAGGCTCGGGCTCTGCCTACGCCTATGGCGCTCTCGACATTGGCGCGACGGCTGAGGAAGCCGTGCGTGTCGCAACGAAACGTGACCCACAATCAGGCGGCAGCATTCAAGTTGAGCGCCTTGGACCTAACGAGGACTAATGACCACAATGACTGACGCCCAAATTCGGTTGGCCTGCTTGGACGCGGCTGTCCGCACTCAGGGCAACCCGAACTACGTCCAGACTGCGCGCGAATACTACTCGTTCGTGACGGAGCACACTCAGGCCGCCAAGACCCCTGAGCCCGTTGCGCCGACCGAAGAAGCGCCCGAAACCCCCAGCGCCTCGCAGCAGTTGCGAGTGCAGAAAGGTGCCCGTAAGTGAGCATCCTCAGCGCCCTCAAGAGCGTCATCCGCTTCGAGTTCCGATACCAGAGCGGAAAGACCGTGGCCGGTATCACTGCCTCCCTCCAGCAGACAGTGAAGGACCTCGAAGACCTCGCGGCTGAGCGGATCAAGCTGGCGCTGGAAGCGGAAGAAGCCATCGCTGCCGCCGCCAAGGCCCGCGCTGAGCACCTTGACGAGCAGTTGAAGGCTTCGACCGTCGCTGCAAAGATCGGAGCCCTGCTGGGCTGATGAAGTGGCTGGGGAGATACGTCTTCAGCCTCCTCGTGGCGCTCGACCAGTTCGCCAACGCCATCTTCGCGGGCTACCCTGACGAGACAGTCTCGCTCAGGGCGGCGAGGGCGCGAGACAAGGGTGAGCAGTGGGGCTGCGTGTTGTGCAAGTTGCTCGACAAGTTCGAGAAGGACCACTGCACCAAGGCGCAGATCAGCAAGCATGTGTCGATAATCTACAGAAATTTGTAGAACCAAAAAAACCGATGGAGGCTGGGGAGTGATCCCTAGCTTGCCATCGGTTCTTTGTTTTCAACATCAAACACCCTTCAAATATTTGGCAACCGCGTAGCACGCGTAAAGGACCAGAAGTATTTGAAAGGCCGTGAAGATCACTTTTGAGAAGTCTAGGCGCTCTGCCTTTTGCACGGGTTTAGGAGGCTCAAGCTCATCCAACGAATATCCAACAATTGCGTGGTCCTGATGTGGTTCGCCATCGGAGACGACTGGCACTCTCAGATTTAGTTGTTTATTTGTCGGAGCTAACGCAGTTTCCCAAGCGTGCTCGAAAGCATCGGGTGGCAGATAAATATTGGCCTCTTGTCCCATAATAAGCGTCCCTAGCTCGCCGTCGGGCCAAGGCGAAAGGCGCGCCTCTTTGATCCAGACGCCGACAACTCGATTTTCAAGTGTCTTGTGATGCCACGCCCGAATACACGTACAGGCACCATTGATCGAACGTGAAACGCCACTGCCATCCACGTTGCTGTGGCGTGACATGCCATCAACTCGGAGATTGATGTAGGCAACTTCGAAAGTCACGCTTTCCCCGCTCATAGGTAGCCTTGTCGATTAGCTATACGGGGTGGGGACCTTAGGCAACAATAAACCGGTGAGGACCGGGGAGTGATCCCTGATCTTCATCGGTTATTTTTACTTGCTGCGGCGCTCGTTGCGTACCTTGTAGAACATCTGCATGACGAGCCATGCGAAGCCCAAGAAGGGCAGCACGAACGCCACGCCGTCGTGCGTCGTCTGGAGGTACGGAAGCCACCAAGGGCTCACTACGGCAGCGCCAGCCGTGGAAGTGGTGGCAATGTCAGTCACGGTCATGTCCTCTTTGTCCACGCTCCTGCTACTCCTGCAACGAGGGTCGAAGCTCCGCCAATGCAGAACAGTGACCCTACAACGAGCCGCGCGAACTCCATCTGGTCGGCTGGGACCTTCAGCACCGTCCAACCAAGGCCGGGGAAGGTGGAGACCCAAAAGATGCAGGCGTGGTACATGAGCACTGGAAAGACGCCAAGGCTCCATGCGACCCACCAGATCGGATGGGACATGGCAGAGACAGTCACGTCCTTGACGGCGCTCATGCGAGCCTGCTCGGCCCTGACGACCTCAATGGACACATCCCGGCTATTGGTGTTGCCAATGCGGTACTGCTCCAGCGCCGTGTCCTGCTTCTTATTCAGGTACGCGAGGAGGCCATTGAGGAAGCCGGGGATGTTGGTCAGGAGACCAAAGAGCCACGACATTACTCGGGGTCCTTAGGCTCCAGTGCCACGAGAGGCTTCACGAGGGCGAGCACGAACGGCAAGGTGCCGACGATGAAGGCCACGTAGTTCTCGGGCAGGACTTGGGAGAGGATGGGCCTGAGGTTGACCACGCCAAGGTAGTCAAGGATTTCAGGGAGGGCGGCGAGCAGTGCCAGGGCGAGAATGTGCCAGCGGACCTGTACGCGCGCCCAAAGGGCTTTGAGCTTGTCGAACATGATTATCCTTTCAGCGCAGCGTTGTAAGCCTGAGCGCGCTGTGCGTTCTTGACGGCGTTCCAGACGAAGTAGGCGACCACACTAGCGACCACGAGGCCGGTGAAGATCATTCCAGCCTTCGAGGAGGCGTCTACGGTTGAGAGGTCGGGGAGTTGAGGAGCGGTCGCTGCGGTGCCGCCAGCGGAGCCGGTAGCGCCTGCGGCGTTCTTCACGGCCTTGGTGGTCGCGTTCTTCGCCTCTTGCTTCACGGCGGGCGCGACGGGCTGTCCAGCGGCCTTGAGGGCCATGACAACGCCAGTGGCTTCCACGTCGGCTACACGGCGGGTCCAACCCTTGCCGAAGACGCTGAAGGTCTTGAGGCCATGTAGGAAGCTGGAGCGCCGCGCACAGAACTCCTTGACGTAAGGGACCGGAGCCAGCGCTGGCATCGCGGCGCGGTAATTCAGGGAGCGGGCAACGCCGCTGTTGACGCCGAAGTCGAACTCAACGAAGTCAACGCCTGTCGGGCGCGCATCGCAGCCCATCTTGGCCCAATACTTCTGCTGATAGATCGAGATGGCAACCGACTTCGGCATCGCCTTAACGTCGTCAGGCGTAGCCTCGGGAAGCCAATACTTGCGAGCGTCAGCAATCGTGATGCCCCAGTTGGTAGCTCCGCCCGGATCACGAGGATCGTTTACGAAGCCACCTTCATAGGTCAACGTCTTGCTGATCGCTGCATCGCGGTTAGATGCAGTCATAAGTCCTTAGAGAGTTGAGGCCCTGTCAAACAGCGCGTCGATTTGAGCGTCTGTCAGGCTGAGGGCGGAGCCTATCGAGGCAATGAGAGGGTCCTCGCGGCTGATGATTGTCGCGTAGTCCCAAGTGATCTGTGTGGCCTCATCGGCTCCACGGATCATCATGTTGATCTGTGGGAGCAGCCCCGCTTCGAGCAGCGCGAGGCGCGCTTGTCGAGGAGTAACAGCGATGAGGGTTGGAGGCCCCGGAGGCCCCGGAGGAGGCTCAGAAGGAGGCTCAGGGTCCGGTAGGTCTTGAACCGTGATGCCGTGAGCCTGCAAGTCTTCATCGCTTGCGAGGTCGAGCCAGTTGAAGGGATAAGCTACGTCGTTGATGACGAACGGCTGGCCGTGAGGGATGACTGAGCCGTCAGATACGTTCGTGAAGATTTTCATTAGCCAATCGTGAAGGTGCCTGACGAAGTGAAGGTGTGAATGGTGTAGCCGCCTACGAACGTGATGGAGCCTCCAGTGGCGCGCTGTCCTCCGAAGTATCGGATGATAACAATGCCCTGATAGCCTGCTCCTCCGGGGCCGTGGGTCCACGAGAAGCCACCTGAGCCCGCACCGCCGCCACCGCCGTAGAAGTTGCCAGCGCCGCCAGTGGCTCCGTTACCGTAAGCTCCAGCGCCTCCGCCGCCTGCGCCGCCTGCGCCAGCAGACGCACCTTGGTAGGTGCCGCAAGCGCCGCCTCCACCAGCGTAGTAGCGCGCCGTGCCGTCTATGCTGGACACGATGCCGATGCCTCCAGCACCAGCAGTAGAGCCAGAGCCGTTCGCGCCAGCGCCACCAGCACCTCCTCCGCCACCTGAAGGGTAGGGAGAGGCTGCTGATGAAGTTCCGCCATTGTAACCTTGTCCAGCCGTGCCAGCACCGCCAGTATGGACGGAAGCGTTCGTTCCGCCTCCACCGCCGCAGCCACCAGCAGAACCGGCGTAGTTCTGTCCACCGCCACCACCGCCGCCTATCGCGGTCCAGACGTGGAAGGTGCTGTTGCCTCCATTGAAGCCAACCTCAGTGCCGCCGTTGCCACCAGTTGGGCAACCAGCGCCGCCACCACCTACAGCAACGCCGTAAGCGCCCGGAGCGATGATCTGGTTAGAGGCTTGAACGACACCACCAGCGCCTCCTCCGCCTCCGAACGCCGCGCCTCCTCCTCCACCAGCTACAATGAGCCAGTCGATGGGAGGAGGAGGACCAAGCAACATGGTTGCCGGGAATAGAATAGGCACTTACGAGAAGCCTTTCTGAATACCGCAGAAGCGCAACTTGAGCGTCCCGTTGATGTTCACGGCCTCAAAGCAGAGAAGGTCTGCGCGGTTTGCGGTCGTCGTGAGGGTTGGAGCGCCAGCCGCGCCGAAGTCGAATGATCCAGTGCCGGTCGTCGTCCACGCCATCGTGCGGGAGCCTGCGCCGTCTTGGATGATCCAGAGGAAGTACGTGGTGCCTTCGACCGCGTTGGTGACTGCGTTCATGGTGCGAGCACCAGCGATTGTCACCTTGGCCTTCTGGCCCGCGTTCACGTCCCACGCGATGTTCGCAGCGTCAGTGAGCGTTGCGAGCGTGAAGCTCTGTGCTGCGGTGAATGACGAGGCGAGGTTCTGAAGAATGACCTTCCGCCAAGGTTGCCATGCACCACCAAGCAAGACGCGATTGTAGATAGCGCCATCTCCGAGCAAACTGATGGCAGTCTGCTCTAAGTATCCTGAGCCCACGCTTGCGTAGACCTGAACCTCGATGAAC